ATATAATCTACTAAACATAGGAGACAAGTATGGCTAAGAATAAAAAGAAAAAAGAAGAAACTGTTTCAGATATTATTGATAGGATTGAAGAAGATTTAATTACTCTTCGTGATAAAGTTGAAGAACTTGAAAATCACGAGTGCGAGGAGGACGAAGATGACTCAGAAGAAAATGACTGGGATGAAGATTCTGACTCTACTAGCACTGAGGAAGATGAAGAATAAACAAAATAAAAAAAAGAAAAAATAAGGAAACTAACTGATGGCGACAATAATTAAATTAAAAGGTTCAGCAACTCCGAATCTTGCGCCATCAGTTAATGATTTAAGTTATAAAGAAGTTGCTTTAAATTACGCAGACGGAAGATTATATTACAAAAACGCTGCAGGACAAATAGCATATTTTAGTGCTGATGTTGTAGGTGGTCAAGAAGGACAAGATGACGATCTATTTAATCAATTAGCGTTTGCAATTAAATTTGGTGCATTCCCTTTAGCTGATTATGGTAATATAACTGACCCAACAAGTGATGCTTTTGGACAAGTAGTTTTATTTACTTACGATAATCAAGCAACAGAGGGATTAAGACTTATTGACAACGAAGGACTAGTATAAAATGCCAACACAATTACAATTACGAAGAGGGACAACAAACCAACATAACACATTTACAGGTGTTGTTGGTGAAGTCACAATTAATACTACAAAGAAAACAGCAGTCGTACATGATGGATCAACAGCAGGTGGTCTTGAATTACTTCGTGCTGATATGTCAAACGTATTCGCTTCAGCAACTCCAACAATCACTTCTTTAAACACATCAGGTGACGTATCTGTAGGTGGTAATTTAACTGTCACTGGTACAACTACATTTAATGGTGGCACTATCACTATGGGTGATGCTGACACTGATAACGTTGTATTTGGTGCTGATGTAAATTCAAATATATTACCAAACACTGATAACACATACGCATTAGGTAGTTCATCTAAAAAATGGTCAGACGTTAGATCAGTTTTATTAACTACAACAGGTGATGCTACAATCGGTGGTGATGTAGCTGTCAATGGTGGCGATCTAACAACTTCTCAAACAACTTTCAATTTATTAAATACAACAGCAACTACACTTAATGTGGGTGGTGCTTCTACTGCAACTGCAATTGGTGCAGCAACTGGAACTACTACTATTAAAGCAGATTTAACAGTTGATGGTGATGTTCAAGTCAAAGGTGGTAATTTAACTACTAACCAAACTACATTTAATTTATTAAATACAACAGCAACTACTTTAAATATTGGTGGTGCATCCACAACATTAGAAATTGGTGCTGCCACTGGTACAACTAACATTAATAACAACTTAGACGTAGATGGCGATGTTAATATTGATGGTGGTGACTTAACAGTATCAACTACTACATTTAATCTTGCTAATACAACTGCCACAACATTGAACATTGGTGGTGCTGCTACATCTTTAAATCTTGGTGCTGCAACAGGTACTACAACAGTTGGTAATAATTTAACAGTCACAGGAGATTTAACTGTAAGTGGAAATACAACTACACTTAACACAGCAACATTAGAAGTAGAAGATAAAAATATTATAATTGCTAAAGTTGCATCACCTACAGATTCAACAGCTGATGGTGCTGGTATTACAATTAAAGGTGCGACAGATAAAACATTTAATTGGGTAGATGCTACTGATGCATTTACATCAAGCGAACATATTGAAACTGCTGCAGGAAAAACATTAGCATTAAGTGGTTCAAGTTCAGGTAAAACAACATTAAACGTTTCAGCTGCTGCTTCAGGAACTTTAACACTTCCAGCTGCAACTGATACATTAGTTGGAAAAGCTACATCTGATACACTTACAAATAAATCTATTTCTTTAACATCGAATACAATTACAGGAACAACTGCTGAATTTAACACTGCTTTATCAGATGATAATTTTGCCACATTAGCTGGAACAGAAACATTAACAAATAAGACATTAACGACTCCTGTAATATCTTCTGTTTCTAATAGTGGAACAATAACTATTCCTACAGGAACGGATACTTTAGTTGGTCGTGCAACTACAGACACATTAACAAATAAGACATTAACGACTCCAGTTATATCTTCTATTTCTAACAGTGGAACATTAACATTACCAACTTCTACAGATACTTTAGTTGGTAGAGCAACTACAGACACTTTAACGAATAAATCAGTTTCACTAACTACAAATACGATTAGTGGAACATTAGCTGAATTTAATACTGCATTATCTGATGATAATTTTGTTTCATTAACTGGAACAGAAACATTAACGAATAAAACATTAACAACTCCTGTAATTGGTTCGATTGTAAATACTGGAACATTAACATTACCTACTTCAACTGATACATTAGTTGGTCGTGCTACAACAGATACATTAACGAATAAGACTTTAACATCTCCTAAAATTGGAACTAGCGTTCTAGATACAAATGGAAATAGTTTATTATTATTAACAGCAACAGCTTCAGCAGTAAATCAATTAACACTTGCAAATGCTGCAACAACAAATAGACCTACTATTTCTGCTACAGGTAGTGATACAAATATTGGAATTAGTATTACACCAAAAGGAACTGGAACAATTATTGTAGGAAATTCAGTTGTACCATCAGGTGATAGTACAATGGACTTAGGAGCAACAGGTGCTAAATTTAGAGATTTATATTTATCTGGATCTTCAATTATTATGGGAACTACAAAGATAATGATGCATGCGGATGGTTATTTACAATTCAACACAAACTCAGGAGCAGGATATCCTGCAGGAAGTAATGTGTCTGTTGCAACGTCAACAAATGGAATTGCCGCAACTAAAGGCACTGCTGCAGCATTCGCTATTGCCCTTGGAGGTTAATTATGCCTGTCTCTACAAGAGAAGGACTTAAAGATTACGCACTAAGAAAACTTGGTGCACCAGTTGTAGAAATTAACGTTGATGATGGTCAATTAGAAGATCGTCTTGATGAAGCATTAGAATATTTCAATATAAATCATTGGGATGGTTCTGAGCGTACTTATGTTTCACACTTAGTCACAAATCAAAATATTAGTGATAAGTATATTCCTGTTGCTGATATAGTTTATGGTGTGAATAAAGTATTCCCTATATATGCAGGGTCATCAACTAGTAAAAATATATTTGATTTACAATATCAATTAAGATTAAATGATTTGTATGATTTAACATCTACTTCAGTTGTTTATTATACAACAGTAATGAATCATTTACAATTACTTGATACAATATTAAATGGTCAACCTATGTTTCGTTTTAATCGTTTAACAAACAGATTAAATATAGATATTAAATGGGGAACTGCAGTAAAAGCAGGTGACTATATTATATACGATGGATATAAAGCAATAGATCCTGCTTCATTTACTAAAATGTACAATGAGCCATGGTTGAAATCTTATACCACTGCTCTTTTTAAAGCACAGTGGGGAACTAATTTAAAAAAATTTTCAGGATTAGAACTTCCTGGCGGTGTGACACTTGATGGTGATAAACTATATGCTGAAGCAAAAGAAGAAATTAAAGAATTAGAAGACATATTAGTTGGAAAGAATGCACCATTAGAATTTTCAGTAGGATAAACAAATGTCTAGAAATGTTTATTTTACACAAGGAACTGCTAATGAGCAAAACCTAATAGAAGATTTAATTATAGAATCTTTAGGAATTTATGCTCAAACAGTTTATTACATACCAAGAAAATATGTAAATAAAGATCAAATTCTTGGTGAAGATACATTAAGTACATTTAATTATGCTTACCCAGTTGAAATGTATTTTGAAAATGTAAAAGATTATGATGGAGCAGGCTCTTTCGTAAGTAAATTTGGATTAATGATTGAATCATCAGCTACATTAGTTGTAGCAAGAAGAAGATGGAATCAATTAGTTGGTCAATATGGTAATACTATTTTAACAAATCGTCCAGTTGAAGGAGATTTAATTTATTTTCCTTTAACTAAAAGTTTATTTGAAATAAGATTTGTAAAAGATAAAGATCCTTTTTATCAATTAGGAAAACTTTACACTTATAAATTACAAGTTGAATTATTTCAATATTCTTCTGAAAAAATTGATACAGGTGTACCTGAGATTGATGTATTTGAACCATTAAAAACATTCAATACTGATCCTACACGTAATGAAGTAATGTATGTAAATAGTATTACATTTACAAATCTTGGTGCAGGTTATGTATCAGCACCAACATTAACATTTAATGGTGGAACTCCACTTACAAATGCTACAGCTACTTGTACTATATTAAATGGTAAAATAAATAGTGCTACAATTACGAATGTAGGAAATGGATTTAAGAGTGTACCTACAATTACAATAAGTGCACCACCAGCTGGAGGAACTCAAGCTGTTGCTACTTGTACTTTAAATATGAATATTGATAAACAAGGTGGCTTTGGTGATAACGTTTCGATTAAAGTTGAAAGAGACGTAAATAATAATAAAGTGGCATGGTCTGAAAATAATCCATTTGGAGAATTTTAATCATGTTAAATAAACCACCATATTATCACGAAACAATAAGAAATTGTATTATAGGATTTGCAAAAATATTTTCAGATCTTAAAATTGAAAGAAAAAAAGCAAACGGAACAGTAGAACAAACGTTATTAATTCCAATTGCTTATGCTCCGAAAGAAAAGTGGATACAACGTATAGAACAAGATCCTACTCTTTCGAATCAATTGATGACTACTCTTCCTCGTCTTTCTTTTGAAATGACTGGATTAAATTTAGATGCAACGAGAAAAGTTTCACGTATGGCATCTATTGAGAAGAATAAAGCAGTTGGAGCTGGAGTAAATACAGCAAATAGAGTATTCGCTCCTGTACCATATAATTTAGATATAAATTTATATTGTATATCTAAAAATACAGAGGATGGTTTACAAATAGTAGAACAAATTCTACCTTATTTTACACCAGAATTCACGATGAGTATTCAATCGATGAAAACACCTCTTGATATTGTCACTGATGTTCCTATTATTTTAAATAGTGTGACATTTGTAGACGAATATGATGGTACTTTTGAGACACGTAGGTTTGTGACATGGACATTAGGTTTTCAATTAAAACTTAATCTTTTTGGATATGCAAACCCAGATGGTAAAATTATATCTAAAACGATTGTTGATATTGGCAATCCAGATAGACAAAACACAATAATAGCTAACCTAAATACAGGTGGAATTACGAGTGAAACATGGGAAGATATATTTAAAACTTCCGAATACGATATAACATAATAGGAAACAAATATGGCAAAACAAGCAATAGGAGTTGGTTCATCGCCGAATGACGGAACAGGTAATACTTTACGTGATGGTGGTGTAAAAATCAATTCTAACTTTGACGAATTGTATAACGGACTAGGTGGAAACACTGTACGTATTGCAATTCCATCATCAGCAATTTCAAATGGTGCAACACTTAAATTTGATGGAACTAATTTCGTACCAAACTCAGATATAGATACAAATACTACTTATGCTATTAGTTCAGAAACAGTAGCAAGTGGTGCAAAAGTAAGATTAACAGGATCAGATTCTACAACTGATGATATATCAATTTTAACAGCGAATGCTGGACTTACAATTACTCGTACTGACGCAAGTACAATCACTCTTACAAATAACAATCCAGCTCCTGTCACTTTTTCTTTAAGTGCTGAAGCAATTCAAGCAGGTCAAAGAACAATTCGTTTAACAGGATCAAATGCTTCGTTATCTGATATTGCTCTTATTGCTGGTACTGGTATGACAATATCAAATGCGACTGCTTCATCTATTACTTTAGATTCTGCAATCGTTTCGGTAAATGGCGCAACTGGTACAGTTTTCACAAACAGAACATATTCTTTTGGTGGTGCTACATCTAGTCATTACGTTGTGACTGGTCCAGGATTGCCTACAGCTGGATCAAATGACCCAGATATTATTGCTCAAAGAGGTGAAACTATAAGATTTACAAATACACGTTCAGGACAAATTTTAGAAATACTTGATACTTCAAATGCTGCTCCTGCAGGTGATTATATTTCATCGCAAGGTTCATCAGCTAATATAGCAGATCAAAACCAAACGATTACATTTACAATACCAATGTCTGCTTCTACAGGAAACACATTTAAATATCGTAGTCAAACTGAGCCTGCGAATATGTTAGGAAACATAGTAGTTATATAATAAAGGTGGATAGGGCTTATGCCTACAAATTTTTATAATGCAAATACAGCACTAAAAGCTGTTGGTGTAAAAGTAAAATTTACGAAACAACAAGTAAATGAGTTTCTTAAATGTAAAGAAGATCCTATTTATTTTATAGAAAACTATTGTAAAATAGTTTCATTAGATTTGGGTTTAATACCTTTCGCTTTATATGATTGTCAAAAAGAAAAAGTAAAGACAATTATGAATAATCGTAAGGTTATTTTAATGGAAGGAAGGCAGCAAGGAAAAACAATTACTTCCGCTGCATGTATTCTTCATTATACATTATTTAATGATAACGTCACAGTTGGTAT